TCTTCAAATCAAGAGACTTAACCAGACCCTTCTTTTCTTTGATAGTATCCTTAACGATATTATTCATCGCAGAGAAGATGCGAATGTCAAGCAAATCCTCAATAACTTCACGACGTTGAGATGTACTAAGTTGCATAAACGGAGTGAACCCAGCAGAACCCAGAATTACAATCTGAGTAAACGATTTATAATTTAACTTGAGAATATTTTCTTCAAGAATACGTTGCATGGAGCGATCATCTGCTTCCTGATGCAACTTAGTTCCATTCACAACAATGTCAAATACACTGGGTTTGATACCCCGACGAACCAGGTATTGACGAGAGTTTACAGAAAACTCAATTTCAACTATACACTCCCTTTCATTGGAAGTGTTGACAAGTTGAGGTTTATTGATTTTGCGATATGGTTTATTGAATAAAACAAAAGTCAGAGCATCCAGAACAGTTGATTTGCCTGCTCCATTTGTTCCGACGATCAAGTTTGTACTTTTGCCTTGAAAATCTATTTCAGTATATTGATTGCCCGTTGACAGAAAGTTTTTCCACTTAATCTTTTGAAAGGTTATCATTCTTTGGAGGTATCACAATATCATTCGGTGTAATCACCGCGTATCTGTAATTATACAACCTACAGGTTCTTATGGCAAGTGGTCCATCAACCTCCACAACTTCCAATTCAGTAGGATCTTCCTCTTCTTCAAGTTGCATCGCATATCTTTCAGCATCATCTTCTTCCTCAAACAAAAACAAGACTTTCTCACCGTTCTTATTTTGAACGGCATAAGCACCCTCTTGTTTTTTGTCTTTAAGGGTAAGAAGAAACATTACTCAACCTCGCACGCTTGATTATAGATTTTCTGCAGAATACCTTTGATGATACTTTTATCACAGTCCATTTCTGCTTCATCAATATATCTATTCAAAAGCGAGATTGTGTTTTCCGAATCGTCCGCCTCAAACTCTTCGTTCTCCTGAATTTCAAAGTTGTCAACAATCTTAAGTTCCTGAACTCCAATGCTGTAAAGTTTGTCAAGAAATTTCTCAAAGTCTTTGGGTTTCGTCTTTTTCTTGACAATAACTTTTACAATCTTTGCCTTGTATTTCGTGGCATCAAAGAGTTTGTAATTCGTATCTTCGTAGTAGATGTTGTAGAAGATGCTGTAAGGGTTGTCAACGTGAGAATGCTCTAAAGTGTCAGTATCAAAGATTGTGAACCCTCTAGGGTCATTCACATCGTTCCAGAACATCTCATAGGGGTTACCTAGGTAGAAGATTCGTCCGTCGTCTGATCGTGTATGGTAGTGACCCGAAAATACCCGCTTGAACTTCTCAAATAATTCGCCCTCCATACCGTCTTCCATGATATGACCGCGATGCGCTCTAAATCCGTTGAGCTCAAGGTGCCCCATCGCGCAGTCGCTAGTTGAACCTTTAATAGAAAGGATACTCTTTTCAGTATTCTCTGCATTGATCCAAGGAATAAACAGAACTTGTAGTCTATCTAGCATGACCTCAGTGCACTCTGAATAGACTTTTACATTTTCATATTCTCTCAGCAACAAATCTACAGAATTCACTTCATTCGTGTTCTTGTAGTATGCGGTATGATTACCGACAATAGTATGGACTGTGACGCCCATGTCTCTCAAACGATTGTAATATGTCTCCTTTGCCCAGTCAATCGCCCACAGATCAATACTCCGACGATTGTCAAAAGTATCTCCCATATCTACAACAGTAGTGATGTTATGTTTTTCTAGATATGGGAAAAAAATGTCATCATAAAATCTCTTGAAATGATCGTGAAGAAACTTAGAAGACTTACGTGCTCCAAAGTGTTGATCTGTGATAATGGCAATCTTCATCTATTCTTATAAGTGATGTTATCCTTAATCGTATTGTAATCGGAACTAGCGCCAGCAAGAGCAGTGTCATCAACCATCATGACTTCATCAAACCCAGTCTTTTCAATAATCTTGGTCTTGATCTCCAGTTGCTTTTTCTCTTTCTGGATGCGTCTCAGAAAGGCGTAGTGGATAATCTGCGTGAAGTATGCAAACGGGTTCTTAGACTTCTCTGGGTCAAAGTTATGAATGTATTGAACGCAGTTTTCAATACCATCAGAGATCATATCGTCTCTGAACATGTAATTGACAAAGTTTGGTTTATAAGAAAGGTGTGTGGCAATCTTTAGAAAACATTCACCCAAGTAATTACTGATTGGTGGTTTTCCTTCCCAACGCTTTGAGCGATCTTCCTTGGTAGGTTCTCTACCATATCTACTAACAAAGTCTTCTTCTACTTTTGATCTATAAACAATAAGTGCTTCTAGTAACTCTTTGTTGTTTACATAATGCTCGGATTTCTTTTTAACCATAACATCACGTTATTGAATATTCTTGATGTTTATATTATAACACATAATCAGGGCTTGACAAGATACCCAAATGTGAGTAGAGTGCCTTTGTGAGGTTTCAAGGATGAGCTTTAGCTTTCTTTGTTATCTTTAAGTTTATAGAGATTCTCTAGCATTTCTCTAGCATCTTCTACTGTTGTTACATATCCCATCTTCTTAGTAACTTCAGATTGATTACTAGAGGACCCTAGAAGTTGGTCACCATCACTATCATCATCTTCATCATTTAAGTAATTGTTGTAGAACTGAATAATCTTTTGTTCTGTAATTTCAGTCATAGTAACAATCTTATCAAGTTTTACAATAAAGAAATCATCGCCAGGTATCTGAAGCCATGGTTTGACCTTGACGGCATATCCGTTCCTTGTTTCAATAAGTTTCATAATCACAGGATTTTGAAGAACCAATACAGGATCTTCATCATTATCATCTACACAGGCAAGTGCGAATATTTCTTCACCAGTAATTAGTTTGACTGTACAATAAAAATCTTCTCCCATTAGCTCCTTAGCGGTATGTTTACAATGTCGTAGTTGAAGTTCTCTTCGTTATAGACTTTGATTCTTTCAATCAAATGGTTAAGGGTATAATTTTTCCTGGATTTGTAGGATATATCGTCAGCGATATCATATAGAGTTGCTTTCGTTTTGTTGTTCCCTTTTCTGAGAACTCTTCCAATTGATTGGAGGTTACGTATTCTGGATTTAGAAGGAGAAGCAAAAATAACATTATGCAGATTCTTAATGTTAATACCAGTACTGAATGTTCCGTATGAAGCAACAATAATTGCGTTGTTCTCCTTTTCAGTAATCTCCCTTACTTTCTCTCGGTCCTCTGTTTGGACACCCCCATGAACAAAGAATACGTGTCGTTCGTCAAGTCTACCGTTATTTATCATGTCGTATAATGGTTGCCCGTGTCCTTCTACTCTGGCAAACAAGATGAGAGTATTACCTTTTAGATCAAGTGCCAGATTACGAATAAACTTATTACGTCTTTCGTGATTTATGATATACTGGACCTCTTCTTCAAAGTTTTCAAACTTATGAGCAGGGTGCTTCAGTAGAAGTACATTAATATCTAACTTAGCAACATGCCCTTTCTTCATTAACTCTTCAGTTTTAATAATCTTGTATGATGGTCCAAACAGTCCCTCTAATACCCATTTATGAGTTTGTGTACCATCAAGAGTACCTGTAAATCCGTAACGATATTTGGCATCAGCAAGTTTCGTCATTATAGATATTAATGACTTACTTTTAAACTGGTGTGCTTCATCCCCAACCACTACGTTAAAACGTTCAAAATATTTTCGGGGGAGTTTGTAGATAGACTGCCAGGTAGTGATAATCACTTGGGAATTAGTTTCCCTCTCTCTACCCGCGTATATTTTGTGGCAATATGAACCTACGTCCCACCCATAATCTTCAAAATCTTTATACATCTGTTCTACTAAGGAAGTCGTTGGAACAACTATCAGAGTATTTTGTCCGCGCTCAACGTGATATCTCACAACAGAATATATCATCAGAGACTTTCCAGAAGCAGTTGGGGATATCAACAACCTTCTATTATGTCTTAGGGCGTCGTATACTCCCTCAATCTGGTACTCTCTGGGAGCATACTTGCTGATAGATGTCATATAGTCTTTGACACCCTCCTTTGAAATAAGCTCATTTACCTCAAAAGGTGTACCATAAAACTTATTATCAACGAATTCATAAGTATACCCATGAGACTCACAAAAACTTGTAATTTTATCTAACAGACCGACATATATCTCCCCGTTCTGCGTATTAAATAAACAAATTTTTCCATCCCAATACTTGCTACGGTACTGAGGCATAAATTTTGCTCCTGGAACCTCAAACGTAAACTGGTCTGCCAGTTCGTAATATACGTGAGGTTCCGCTTTTACTTGAAGATATACCTCGTTCTTCTTACCAATAATCAAATGAGACATAATCCATAGAATTCACCTATAGATATTTATTCAGGGTCTGAATAAGCAACTGTGGAAATTGTTCCGACAAGAACCTTATGATTTACGCTCAACAAATGTGAATCTAAACGACTCTCATCTTCAGCAGCATCTCCACTACGATTGATCATTCTGGTGTATGTGTGACCTGCACCAACTGGATATGATACCTTAAACTCGGTATCCGATATACTATCAATTGTATAGGTTGTAATTCCAGATACGTATACTGATGTGTCTGTACTGATTGCCATAATTAAACCTCTTTACTTATTATTTATCTCAATCTATTTTAAATTTATACTCTAAAACAATTCTATACAGGAAGTCTTTG